GGAATTATAACTGTCTCTTTCTTCTTCTTTTTCCTCTCTTCTTCTTCGTAGCGTTTCTTAGAAAGATGTCGCTGTAAGGTATAGTGCCCAGCCCCTCCCCCGTCATGGGTATCAGGCGTTGGAGTTGGAGTAGGGGTAGCTGCGTCTCTTGGTCTAAAGAGAAGAAGTAGGCTCATTACTTAAGCCCTAGAAACTTCCCGACTGTTAAAAGCTTCTGAATAAGGGCACCAAAAGACCCTGAAAGAGTATGAGTACTTATCGGTTCATCCCAAAGGTTACTTGGTGTAGGGAATGTAGCATCCGGTGGAAGTGGGCGAGCATCGGACCACAGACTAAGGGACGTTGAATCAATCGATACTCCTGGAGGAAGGCTAGGAGTTACCTGACCGACATAGAAGTATCCGTTTGACCCTGTAGCGTCAGTAGCTCCCTTAATTCTAATAGTAATAGCCTCTGACGTTGTAAGAGGGGTAAATACTACTTGGAGCTGCTGGTCTGAAGTTGAAGCACTAGCTACGTGGGAGACAATGGTACCTCCATCATACTCAATTTCTAGCGTTGGGAGCGTGTAGACTCCTGCGTAGTAAGCAGCGTTATTAATCTTTACTCTCGCTGTAACTGTCATTGTAAGGTTTTGACAGTCTCCTGTTGTTTTGGAGAAAGACCAGACTAGCGCGTTAGTACTAGAGTTAGGTTGAAGTCTTAAGGCATACTGCCCTGCACTAGCTACACCGAAAGCTGTCCCTGTCCAAGCTGTAGTATCAGAGAGGTTATATCCTGTCCTTTGGTATGTTCCGTAGGTCTGGTACTCACGGTCATCTGTCACAACATCATTAGCGCTCTCAAGTCTAAAGGTACTTGGAATACCGATTGTGCTTGACTGACCGCTAATCGTTAGATTCCCTGAAGTGCTTCTAAGAATATTATCAATGGAAACAGAGTCTACGGCAAAGAAGAGGTCCGTCGTATTAGCACTCGTTGTTCCAAATATGTTATCAGTCCCATCAAGACCTACAACCGTACTATTTACGCTAAGTCCAATAGTACAGCGATTCCATTTGTTATTATCAAAGGAGGCTGGCTTTACTAAGTTTTGAAGAAAGCATGTGCCTTGAGAGTTTGACCCGCCCCAGAATTCATTGTTGTTGAATGTTATATTTGCGCCAGCAATAACGTGTAGCCAGCCAGCATTGTCAAAGATATTCCCCGTAATTACTGCATTAGTAGTTCCGGGGTTTGATTGTACCGTTGAAGTAGAGCCTTGGTAGTTATTAACCATCTGCCAGACGCCACTTGTCCCCGCTGTGTAAGCAGGTGTTGCAGTGAGAACACAGTTCCACGAGTGACAATCCTGCATCCTTGCCCCGTTAATAGGGACAGGAGTACTTACAACCCCTGAAGTATTGGCAAGTGTGTTGTAGAAAACACACTTATCCCAAAGGTATTCAGACCTATTCGCAGCGTCGTCGCCTGAAAAGGAGGATGAAAAATTAAGTGTTTGAGAGCTTGAGCCAAGCTCTTCAAAGAGCACTCCCTGACAAATATAGTTTGAAGGTCCTCTATGAAAGATAGACCACCTGTTTGTCGTGGTCGACTTTATTCGAATCCCATAACCATCAATAGCAAAAACTCTTGCGCCACTCTGTCTTTGGTTAGTAGGGATTGTTGGGGCAAAGGATAAAGTAGACTGTACTCCACTCCATGAAGGTACGCCTGACAACGTAAAGATAGTCGTACTTCCAGTCCCTATAACGTTTTGCTTCCCTATGGCAATTCTCCAGCCTGATTGCCAAGAGCTTAAATCCTCTGCTGTCGTTACACTTCCTGCACCAACTGCACCGTTTGCATTAAGAGTTCCGTACCTGACTGTTGGTGCTTCGCCATAAAGGAATAGAGAGTGTCTAAGAGCTAAGTTACTAGAGGTTACTCCGTTACCATCTCTAATACCGCAGGTTGTGCCAAGAGTTGGGTTAATAAAGTCTATTATCGCTTGGTTTGCATAGGATATGGGGGAAACACTTGTCCCTATTCGAATAGCTCCGTGAGCCATTGTAAATATACAACCATCAACTGTAAGTGTTCTTGAGGCAGAGCCGTCCCACCCGAGACCGTGGGAAGAGTTAGAAGTTGTTGGCGCTGGGGTCATTGTACAGTTAAGCCACGCAACTGCGAGAGTCGTATCCCCAGTTCCAAGGACTCCCTTAACAGTCGCATTTGTATCGACCGTTACCGTGTCCTTTGCAATTACGCAGTCGTTATTAGCGAAGGTAACTGCGTTATCACAGTAGGCAACGTAGAAGGGATTTGTAGCGTCACTAGTTTTTAGTGCCCATTCGTTTGTCTGAGCACCACTTCTCTCAACCTTAAATCTCCAAGTACTTGCCGCTGTCGTTACAGCATAACCGGCCCAACTGAAAGTAGCGGTGTAACCAGTCGCCGTGTTTGCTGAGGTGTTATTGTAAATAGAGGTGTTTGTTACTATGGCACTTCGTCTGTCAACCCAGAGGGTATGAACACCGCTTTGAGAGCCTGAAGTGTTTACAGCAGCACCGCCTGCGGTTAGTGAGAATTGAAAGGTGTTAGCAGTTAAGCCTGTGGCTATTACGAAGTATCTTAAGTTTGCTGTTACACCTGTTGGTAGAGCGCCTGTAGTAGAGAATGCTATGGCATCACCCGCCACAAGACCGTGCCCAGCATTAGTCACAACACCTGGACTAGCAATAGTCATGGTACATGTGCCCTTAGTTTCTTGAAGGGCGCAGTCAACCGATTTAATATTGGTGGATGCTGTAACGGGGATGAGGCAAAGGATGACTCCTAGTGAGTTACCAGCGTTTGCAAAGGTAACGTTTATCGCTCTTGGAGTTGCAAGAGTTAGTGTCGTCGCACTAAACATCCCAAGGTTATAGCTTTCGGCCCTGTAAAAGCCCGAAGCAGTACCAAGGGTAGTAGCACCGTTTGAAACGATTACAGCCACTAAAAAACCTCGCCTATCATAGTAAGGAGGTTATCAGCCTGGTCCTCTGCTGATTGAAGAAAGTTCCTTCTATCTCTAATTATTTGCCTTATCTGGGGCCTTGTAGCTGCTGCATCAAAGCGGAACGTCTCAGAAAGTGTTTGAGCTGAGGTAAGAAAGTCTACGCTCACTACTACTGCAGGAGCTTGGACAGTGATATTTGTAATTGTTGCTGTAACTGTAAATGCCATTATGAGTAACTTAAAATAGCCCTATTATCCCAAACGTTATCGAAACTAGTATTGCCGTCTGCAAAGATGAGTGTGTTATCTGCATTTGTAAGACGGGATACCTGCCAAGATGCTGCACTCGTTAAAGTTCCTGCGTCAGCTTTTCCTATGTAGGTATAGGTCGCCCCCTCATCCATTCTAATTGTATAGGTAGCTGTACTTCCGCCACCTCCACTTGCGGTATAGAAGGCACTTCCATCAGTAAGCCTTACTGGTAAGTATGAATTTGCGGCAGGGGCTGCAGGAGTTACATCTACTTCTCCCGTAACCCCTGATACTGCAACAGTTCCTGAGACGGTAACTGAGCCTGATACAGGTACGGTTGAAGAGGCTAAGGATTCAGTAAGATCGCCGCCTAGATCAAGTCTTACAACTTGACGAAGCTTTCCATCTCCTATGTCATCAGCTCTAACCGCATAATTAGAAAGCGGAGAGTTTGATACGGTTGTATCGTCTGCCATTACTCACCGTCATCAACAGGTATTACTTCCCCGAACTTATTCCCCATCTCGTCGGTCCCGAAAACTACTCTCTTTCTTCCGCCGTGGGTATTAACGACTAGGTTTATCGGGTCTTTACCACCCTTTTTCTTTTTCTTCCCTTTGGGCGAAGAGCCGGGCGCCTCACTTTCTTCTCCTCCTTCTCCGTCTTCTTCACTGTCTCTCTCCATTTGAACGCTCTCTCTTTGAAACTGAGCTTCTGTATGCTTTACCTGGTGTTCAAATTGAGCGTCTTCACGAAGAGCCTTTTTAGTCTCTAAGATTGCCTTATTCTGTAGCTCTGCATTCTTAAGCTGTAAGTCGCCTCTAACTTTCTCTGCTTCAAGAGCAAGGGTACTTTGGAGCTTCTCTATTTCGGCTTGAGCCTTTTGCTGCATACTTTGAAGTTCAGCAACCTTAATCTGAAGCTCTTGAGCTTTAGCTTCTGCTTCAAGTTGTAACTTCTGCGCTTCCCTCGCTTCAGAGGCTTGAAACTTCTCGTACTCGAATTGAAGCTTCTGAGATTCTAATTGCATCCGGGCTTCTACTTCCATCTGCTTAGGATCTGGAGGAGGCGGCTCTTGCGGAGCTTGTAACTGTTCCTGAAGTTCCTGTAACCCCATCTCGAGTTGTCCCTCTAGAGCACGTCCTGCCTTAAAGCGTCGTGTCGCAAGTAAGATAAGCTCTCCCATAGCTGGAGCTAAAGAAGGAGTCTGCATCATTGTAGGCATTGCAACTTGTAAGAATTGGCCCAAAGAAGCTAAGAGTTCATTTACCTTCTCTTTCTCAAGCTGATCATTAACAGCGATAGTTGAGTCAGTCTCAATGTCTATACGGTATGACCTAATTGGATCATTCTTTAGAAGCGATACTATTTGAAACCACTCTTCTGGATTCTCAGGCGAAGCATCTGACATGTAGTCATAGCCGCTCGATGCTCTTAGCGTGTAGTCCTGGAACCTTTCTGCGACGATCTCACCTTTCCGGGCAACAACATCACGTGCGAACCTTTGAACCTCTTGTTGTCTATTCGAGATGCGTAGAGTTCCAAACTGTCCTTTAATTTGCTGCGCCGTTGCCGTTTCATTTGGATTACTGTTCCCTCTTAGAATATCTGAGAGCCCAGTTATCTCATAAATCTCTTGGAGTTTTCTATCTCTTGCCTCATAAAGCTTTACTAATACTTCAGCTGCTTCAGCGATAGGAAGCCAGTCTATAGAACCTTTTAATCCTCCGTTTTGAGCAAAGCTCGCCCAGCCGTCTAGTAAGATTATATCGTTCTCTTGCCCCTCAGAGAGTATTCTCTCTAAGCCTTTATTCGCAGCGTCTCCCACACCACGGAGCCTAATAACAGCCGTTAATGCAGTAATGCGTTGTGTTAAGACATCAAGTTCACGCGCCTGGTCAGAGTAGAGAACAAAGTCAGGAATTGGGACTAATGAACTTGAGGTAAGAGTTGCGTAAAGTGGCCTTGGACAAGGGAAGAAATCCTTTAAGCCTAGAGGGTCAGGTTTTACATCAAGAGGTGCTCTTTTATACCCCTCACAAATCCAAATAGTTTTCTTATCAGCCTTACTCCAAATCTCATAGACCTTAGCTTTCTTAAACATCTCAAACTCAGGTTTAACTGAGCCTGAATCGTCTTTCATCTCTTTAGGAGCATAATTAAGGCTACAAGCTTTTCCTACCTCTTCACCAAAGCGAGAGATTAACTCATCGCGTGTTAGGTAAGCCGCAAACCAAACGGCTCTAACCTCTTTCCAGTTACGAGCCGATGTATGACCAAAGTCACGCCTATGAACGTACTCACATACGGTTTCTTCATAGGTAACAACCTCATCAGTTATAGTAGGTATGTAACGGACCCTACTAACACCACGCCCAAAAAGTAGGTAATCCTGAACCACATAGTTCATTACCTGGTCAAATTCGTAATTCTTTACCTGAAAGTCTGTTGCTCTCTCTAAGACCTGAGAAGATAGCCTTGCTAGAGGGTCAGAGTCCTTAAACATTCTCTCGACTTCAACCTTTGGAGTACGGCTATAGAGAGCAGGGGAGAGAGTTTGAACATTACTCCAGAGGATTGAAAAAGAGGCGTCATCTGCATTAGCTCTATCAAACGCGGTAAACTCTTTTCTCTTCTCGTTCTTATAGGTCTTTTCTATCTCGTCACAAACACGGTGATACTCTTCAAATTCCTTCTCATGGAGCTTAATCTCAGTGAGCCAGCGCCTAACAACGCCACCATCTTTTCCTTCGATATCAGAAACCTTTTCTACTGACTCGTGAGCTTCTTCCATTACTTATTCAACAAATCGTATAAAACCTTTGCCAAAACCCCTAAAAGAGCTGTCCAAACAACTGTAAAGTGGTGGGCTCTTTTCTTCTCGGTGTCTTCTAAAACCTTAATGCGGCCACGAAGTCCCAGGTCTTCTGACCCATTACCCATTACTATCTTTTCAAGGGAGTCTGTCTTCACAAGGGAACTTTGAATCCTATTAAACTCTAGGGTGAGTACTTGAAGGTTATTTCTAATAGCGTGAAGCGATTCTCTAAAGTCTTCTCTAATCGCCTTAATATCGTCTTTAATTTCCTTTACGTCGCTAGTTGCCCTTCCTTGCTCTCCCTCAACTCTTTGAAGCTTTAGTTCAAACTCTCGTAACTCGTCGTCTGTCACATTCCACCAGAATAAAAGTCTTTTTCTCCTAACCTTCTCGCTCTGGTAGTACAGTGGGCAAAGTACGGCTAACGTGATTTTATCAACTGCGTTTCATGGGATGTAAGGTAGGTAACTTAGCGGTATGCCTTATGCCGCTCACGAATCTCGTTAAAAGTGAGTTCAGAGATTGTCTTTCGTGGTTTCCCTGTTTGGAGCTGGCGCGTGTATGGCCTACTCATTAGCCCGTAGCGGAATGCATCAGGCGCGTGGTCATCACCTTCTGTATTAACGTCCTCAATCTTTACATCATCATGCTGTAAGGCCGGTAGAGTTCTGATTAGTTCAGGGCAGGTTGAGAATATATAGACCATAGGAGTATCGTCTTGGCCTATAAGCCTACTTCTTACCTGCTCCCACCCTTGAATACGGGTATTGTCAGCTGGTCTAAAATAAACCCCATTCCTATGGAAGGTTTCACCATGTGATGGACCTCCATCTTGCTTAAATGCACTTGGGTCAAGGACTGAGTAAGAGATATGGTCATTACCATCACGCTCTTTAATACCCTTGGCTACAAGCTCAACAGGCATTTTAAGACCAACGCCGTCTTTTCCTCCGTACCATTCCCTGTAGCAAATAAGAGAGTTAGGAGGAAAGTAGTGCCCATCTCCAGTCTTAGTACCGTCAGACACTGCAAACCAGAGAACAGAAAAAGGAGATGACGACCCCCAATCTGCAGCTCTAAACCTTGTCCAGTGGGATGGCAAAGTTATAGGACGAATTACATGCTTTGCTATCGTGAATTCAGGGAAGAATGCTCCCGCAATAACTGACCAGTCACCTTCAAGCCAAGCGCGCACCATCTCAGGACTACCAACGCCACGAAGAGCATCGACATATCCTGGGTCAATTGCCATGAGGATTTTATTGTCCTGAACCCTAGACGGTATAAAGATGCGAGAGAACTTTGTTTCGGGGTCTAAGTACGGGACATAGCCCTTTGGTGCGTAATCAATAAAGCGCTGCTTTACCCAATGGTGCCCGGCACCTCCTGGGTTTCCTGTAGAGCGGATTCGTTTTGTGGGAACACTTGCCTTTGTCCACCTGTTACAAGCAATTAGGAGTCGATACCCCTCATCTGTCGGCCACTGTGTTAACTCTTCCCATCCGATCCAGGTGTATTGATGTCCCTGGTATCTAGTAGCATCAGCTGTTCGCTCGAGATATGCCATTCTGAGGCAGGCACCATTTGGCCACCTCCACTCTTTTTTCTGTTCGTACCACTCTCCGCCAGTAGGAGCGTACATATCCTGACTTCTTCTAATGACTTCAAGGAGCTCTGGATAAGTACGACGGAATAAAATACCTTGCCAGTTACTTTCATAGTGGGGAACGTCTTGAAGGAAGTCTGCTAAAAGAAGGTCTGTCTTTCCTCCACCTCTTGCCCCTCCGAAGAATAGCTCCCTCGCCCATGTAGCAGCTATAGCCTCAGCTTGTGGGCCTTTCTGGGCTTTCCAGTTCATCCAAAACCCTTACGCCGTAACCTACCGGCAAAACCTTTTCTTTTAAGAGATAGTCAGCAAGCCACTCAACCCCACGCAAGAAACTGTCTTCTATTATCCCTAGAGATATACCTTGTCGCTCCCAAGCCTCCTGTCTAAGGTCTCGTGCCGCTTTTTGTGCCGCTTCTCTAATGTCCAAATAACCTCAAATGAAAATGGGGAGACTGGGCGTACCATATCCCCCAGGTCAATTTCTTACAAACTTACTTAGAAAGAAGAGCGTCAGCCTTTACGATAAGGGCATCAGCTGCAACTTTAAGCTCATCAACCTCAGCTTGGGTAGCGGCGCCAGACTGAGTAGCAATAAGCCCGTCAATCTTTGAACCTACTTGATCAAGCTTTCCATCTAGAGTTGCGAGCACGTCTTTTACTTCACTTGCAGTAGCCATAACTTTTAAAACCTCATTAAAAAGAGTTAATACTCTTGATAGTAACTCTTCTTGGCCTTTCCTATAAGTACGGCGAGAGCGAAACATCATGTTATTTTCCCACCTGGTCGCGTACTCGCTTCAAATAGTAGTCGCGCAAATTCTTTCTCACCACCTCAGGATTCTTTTCCTGCCACTTTCTGCTTTTTAATATTACCTTAGCCCTAAATTCCGGGTCGGAGTGATATCTTTTCTTATTTCTTTCCGTTCGGGCCTTGTTCCTGCATGGTTTGCATATACTCATGCGGCCGCCTCTATACTTAACAGTATGATGAGCCAAACTAAACTTCTCAACTGGCCGCCTTACCTCACACTTCGTGCAAACCTTTGTCTTAAAACTCATTTTTCAAGCTCCGAGATTAGGGCGTCTGCAATCTGTACTGATAGTTCAACGATTTCTAAGACTGTTGCTGTGTCATCAGGAAGTAAGCCTTGCATAGCTAACCCTGCAAACTTATACCGCCACTCTTTATTCTCTTCTGACCTCTTCTCTTTAACCTTTGTCTCTTCTTTCTCTTTAAGGCTGTGGCAGTAAACACATATTGTACCTTCTTCACTTAGAAAAAGCTCTTCGGGCAAGAACTTATCTAGGGACTTTCCGCACCGTGCGCACTCTGTCTCTATTACCGGCTTAGCCATGGACAGCCTCAGCGTAACATTTGGCACAGATACATTTATTAGTTTTTGGGTGCATACACCTATCGTATTTAGACACTAGTTGGTTCTGGCAGCTTGAGCAGTGGCTAGGAGCGCCTTCTCTCTTATCGTATTGAGCCTCCCAAGCCTTCTTAATGGCTTCCATCTTAATGTCCATTAGTCTGCTTATCTTTATGCCTAGCTAACCACTCGTCCATGGACTCTCTCTTTGGTCCATCAATAAACTCAGTAGTCTTAGTTTCAATAGGACCCCCATCTTTCCCGGTGTGCTCTAGAGCTTGTGGAGGTTTGCCCCATCCTCTGTCTAAGATTGCACTTGCTGCTGCAACTCTTGCCTGGTCCTTATCTGACTCCATCATGACGCTATAGAGAGTGTTTAACGCATCCTCAGTCATGGTGCGGGCAAGCTCTATAATCGTCTTGTCTGACTTTGGGCGCCCTTTGGGGTTACCTGATTTACCTTTCTCAAATGCCACTTAAAACCTTGATCTATAATTGATAAACAACCGTCTACCAGTTCTCTTTTAAAACCCGAATCTCTTCTCTTAGTCCTTCTTTCATAAGGCAGTTGTCAGGAAGAGACGCTATAACTACGCAAAGAAGATCAAAGACAGCATCAAACTTCTCTGAGTCTGTCATCTTACGATTTACTCTTTCAGCTACTCTTAAATCCTCTCTTTCTAGTGCCGGAACTACTTGCATTACTTCTTTAACTACTTGGTGTTAAGCCTTTAATATCTATGGGTATTGTTATTGCTTCGATTGATAGGTCAATACTTTCCGGAGCTACTCGAC